GAGAAGCCGAGCTTGCCCCACTTGCCATTATAATATGTCAAGCCGTAGTGGTCATGAAGCATCCGGTAAGGATCGGTCAGCTTTTCCCACTCGTCGTCGTCGTACCATTTCGAGCTGCCCTGATAGGGCGCGGACAGTCCCGGCAGTTGATCGTCATGGGGAATGATCCCGCCATATGCGTACCCTCGCGGCTCTTTATGCTCGCGCATATATTCGAGGTGGGGGATGGTCTGGGGATTGACCGCGCTGCGCGGCATGACATACTCGCCGGGAGACAGCCACGCCAGGACCGTGTCGTTCGATTTCGCGTCGCCGCCCGACGCATATCCCTGCACCTGTCCGCCGCCCGCATACGCTCCGATGCTGCCCTCCCGGACGTATCCGCCGGAGTAGGCGAAAAACGCCTTTAATGCCTTGATGCCTGCAAGAACTATTGCCGAGGCCGCATCCCATGCGGCGGAAAAGAGCATTGAGATTGGTTCTTTGGCGGCAGTAATCATCTTTTTTATGCCATCCATGATGAACTTCGTCGCCATCTCTCCCACGATATCAGTAAATTTTTTCAACATCGTATCTGAGAAAGTTGTCCAGACGGCCTGCATATCCACCGTACCCGTTTTGATCGCGTCAAACAGCGTGGTAGATATGGCCGTCTTGGAGGAGTCGGCAAAGGTCTTCATGCAATCATACATATATGTGGCGGAGGTCTCCGCCTGAGTCGCCGCCTCTTTGAAGTAAGCGATAATCCCGTCCTTCCAGTCGGACGAGTCTTTCAGCATGGCAATGTACGCTTCGTTATTCGCGTCCTTGATATACTTCTGGACGGCCGTCACCGAGACGCCCATTTCTTTATATTTCTCGGCCTGCGCCGCTATCTTTGCGACGGCAAACTCATACGCCTCCTTCCCGTATCCGGTTCCGGTTTTGTATATGCTATAGGATGCGTCATTGACTTTGTCGCGTGCGGTTTCAGCCTGATTGATCAGGGCGGCGTTGTAGTTTTTGTCTATCAGGGCCTTTGCATCAACATACTGCTGATAGGTGATGTTCCCGCCCTCTTGTAACGTATTGAGGGCGGTCATCTTCGCCCCGTGGTCGGCTATGATCTTGTTTATCGCCCGCTCGTTTTCGGTTTCGGCGAAGTCGGCCTCGCCAGTAATCAGCTTCTGATAGGCGGTGGAGTCCGCTTCTTTCGCGGCGAGAAGTTTGGCGTCCGCGTCCGTAATGGTCTTATAGTTGGCGGCGGCAACATCCCCGGCGTGCTTGGCATCCGCATCCCGTTGAGTGACGAGCTTTTCATAGAAGGCGTCGGCTGCCTTTTCCTCGTCCTCGCACATCTTGACATAGGCAGCCCCCTGAGCCTTTGCCGCGTCCGCCGCCTCCTTTGCGGCTTTCTTCGCAGATTCGGCTTGCGCTTTGGTCGCCGCATCCGTCCGTTTGACAGCCTCCTCCACCGTCACGACTTCATTGCCCAGCAGGGTCATGCCGGACAGGATGTCCTGCCCCCCGGCCTTCCGTCCGGAATCCGCCATCTTGTCGAGGGCCGTCGTCACACCGCCGGAGGCCGTCAACAGGTCGTACTGTTTTGATGTCCACTTGAGTGTTGATTCTTTCGCGGCTTCAATGTTCTTCCGCGCTTCCTCCGTCGCCCCGGCGACAGTCCGCAGGGCGTCGGCGGCGCGATCCATCCCGGCCATTTCGGCAAGTGCTGCGAACCCCTTCAGAAGCCACTGGAACGGAGTGGTAATCGTATCGATTGTGTTCAGGACGGCTTCTCCAGCGCTCAGGAACGTGATACCGATCAATCCGATTCCTGTCAGCAGCGCCTCGATCGTCTTCAGCAGGCCCAACCCCAGGACTTCCTTGATATCGCCCCATTGGTTCTGGAGCTGTTTCCATTGGCCGGCGTAGGTCGAAAGTTCCGCCTGCGCCGCGCCGCCGAACCGCTGCTCCAGTTGTTCGAGCACCGCCTGGAACTTCTCCGACTTCGTGCCGGTTTCGTCCACGACGATTCCGTAGCGGGAGAGCGCCGACGTGTTTCCCGCATACGCCTTGCCCAAAAGGTCGGCGACCGTCTCGATGGATTTTCCGGTGAACGAGGCCATGTCGGCGGCGACCTGCGTCGAGCGTTTGATCTCCTCCGTCGTCATGCCGAACGACGAGAGCGTTCCCATGATCGACTTCGCCAGATCGTCTTCGACCGTCGTCGTCCGCTGCATTTCCTCGGAGAACGCGATCATGTCGTCCAGCACGTCGCGGGTGTATTGGCCCTGGTTGTTCAACGCGACGCCCAGCTTCATCACCGCGGATTCGGACTCCATGTAGGCTTGCACATACTCCGAAGTGACGCTGACTATTTGCTGAAACGCGTAGATCGCGGCGGAGACGCCGACGGTGATGCCGGCCCAGGTTTTGGAAAAGCTGGTGTTGAGGGATTCGCCGGAGGTTTGCACCTTGCCCAGCGACGCGGACGCCCCCGATGCGAACTGCTGCATGACGGGCGTGCCCTTGTCATCGACGATAATTTCCAGCTTGAGGGTGTTGGCCATTTTTCTTTCTCCGGGCCTGCTCGATGACCGGGATCACCGCGAGGATCTTCTCCAGGTAGATCGGCCGCAGGTCGCGCGGGACTTCGATTCCGAAAACCAGCTCGACGGCCCCGTAGTCGTATCCGTCCCGGCGGATGAATCCGGGGATGATCTTTTCAAAAACGATCCAGAACATCCGGTTCATCAGGCTCACGGGCGGGATCTTCCCTCGCGGGCATATTCCGGAGGCGCCGAGGCCGTTGCAGTCCGCATCGTCCTGGACCCGGCGGCATATCTCGTAATCGTAGCGCGTGTCGTCGAAATACCACCCGGCCCAGGCGATCAGTTTTTTTTGTCCGCCTCGATCTCCTCCGCCATCCGGCGCGCTTCGAGCATCACCTTGTCGGCGATCGACACGCCGTCCACCTTGCCGAGCCCGAAATCGTAGATCTTCTTCTTGACTTCCTTCGTGACTTTCAGTTTCTGGTCGTCGGCGCCGACGATCCCCTCCCAGTCCACCAGGCAATAGACGAACATGTCGAGCGCGCCCTCGCCGGAGAAGACCATGCCGCCGTCCTTCATGGTCACGTTCATCAGCGATCGCGGATGCGGCCGGACCTTCAGCTTCGCCTCCCCGTGATCGATCCAGTTTCCGTCATAGCTGATTGTCGATACGTCTAATTTCATGACTCTCCTTTCAGTTTATGCGTCCGCGACGAAGGACACCTCGCCTTCGATCTGGAAATTGACCGTCTCCTTGACCACGTCGCCGATCGTGTTGCTCAGGGCCCACGACGTGATCGTCGCCCACGCGTTGATATGGTCCCCGGTCTGATCCTGCGCCGGGTCGTAGTTGAAGAGCTGCAAAAGGAAGAACTTCGCGCCGCCCTCGATCGTTGCCTTGAGGTTTTTATACATCGACTCGGTGCCGATGAAGTACGCCTCGGCCGAGCCGGAGCCGCCGCCCATGCCGGGAAGCGACGTCTTCCAGACGTCTCCCTGGCTGGTCATGTCGGCCATGTCGAGATTCAGCGACGCGTTCCAACTGATCAGGTGGCCGACCTTCCTGAGCGCGGCTGCGGGCACATAGCCGTTGTTTCCGGCGACCGTGACGGTGCCGACGTTGCCGTTGAACACCGCCTTGCCGTTGGTGAAGTTGGTCCGGATGACCGTCTTTCCTCCGTCGTCGGTCCAGACTGGCGGCGCGTTCGGATTGAGAAGCCGATTCCCGGCCGTCGTGATTTGCGCCTCCGTGCCGGATTCCGTCGTCGCCTCCGCCTTCAGGTTCCCGATCACCCACTGATCCCCTTCGGTGTGACCGGTCGCGGCGGCAAAGGTCAGCTTCTGCCCGTCGTCAAGCGTCTGCTCCGCGCCGGTAAGGATGACATCCTCCGTCCACGCGCCGCCGTTTTTCCGCCATTTAAACTTGTCCGGCGCGCCCGCGTGTTCGATGACGACCTCATAATAGGCCGTCGCCGCGCCGGTGTAGCCGGTTCCCCAGGTGAGGTCGTTGAGACCCACGCCGGAGAACCCTTGCGGCCGCAGCGCATAGACGGCCGCCCATTTCCCATGTGTCGGGGACGTAGGTGATCCCATAGTCTTTCCCCCCTTTTATGCGTCGGCCAGCGTGAGAGCCCCGTCGCCCTGGAAGTTGACCGTCGCCGATACGACGTCGCCCATGCTGCCGTTGATGCTGATCCCGGTGATGTAGATGCTGCCGGATAACGTGTTTGTGTCGGCGTCGAGCAGGAACTTCACGTCGGTCAGCTTCGTCCCCGGCGCGGCGGCGATCAGGTTGTCGAAGAACGCCTTCTGCTCGGTGTTCCCGGCGACGAAGTGCGCCTCGAACGAGCCGTTCCAGGACGCCATCCCCGGAAGCGCATTTTTCCAATACTGGCCCGCGTAACTTGCGTCGGCCATGTCGAGCGAGACGGAGATGTTCCACCCCTTGGTGTATTCCGCCTTGACGTTGTTTTTCTCGACCCGGCAGACCTTGCCGTGAAAGGGTGTCGTGTTGTAAGCCATTGTCTTTTCCTCCTTTTGGTTTGTGTGATTCGGGCAAAGAAAAAGGCGGCAATGCTGATGTGCTGGCACCAGCATGCCGCCTTCGTCTTTCTTACGTTCCCTTCGGGGTGGCCACCCGTCCGGGAAACCCGATCTTTGGTTACGTTACCGTTTCTTCTTCCTCTTTTCCGTCACCGGCTCCGGTTCCGCCGCTGGTTCCGGTTCCTTCTCCTCTACTATGGGCGTCGCCTCGAAACGGATGGACAACACCGCCTTTTCGTCCAGGTCGATCACCTCAGCGTTCCCATTCTCGCAAACGATACATTCCGGACGCACGTTGGTCATAATGTCGTGCTTTGAACAACGGTCCAGACGACATGCGATCCTGAGTTTTCCCTTGTATGCCGTCGGCATTTCTCCTCCTTTCTACAGGCTCTCCAGCGCCTGATATTCAAAGGTCATCCGCTTCTTCAGGACGATCATGTCCACGCCGCCGATGATCTCCGATTCCGATTCCATGACGCAAAAGGCATCGATGATCCCGGCAATGCTCTGATAGTCCTCGTGCAGGACCGTCCGGACCAGGTCGTTGAGGTCGCAGGTCCCGTAGATCGCCGGGGCCGCCTGGCCGATCACCGGCGTCTCGCCGTCGGTCATGTCCACATAGATGATGACATGGACCCGGTATTTGATGTCCCACAGCAGCTTCGTCCCCGACCCGGCCGAAACCTTCTCCATCTCGATCGCGCCGTCCTTCAGGCCGATCGCCGGGAAAGTGGCCGCAGTGGGGATGATATCCTCGTCGGGCGTGATGAAGATGTTCGCGTCGGAAACCATCGACAGCGTCGCCGCGTTTTTCAGGTCGGTCTCAATCGCCGTGAGGAGGGACTTCATGCTCATCGCCTACAACCTCCTCCGGGCCGACCGGCTGACCCGAATGTGCCAGACGCCCTCTCCGGCCCCCCCGGCGGTAATGCCGACGAAATACCAGGTTTCCGAGTCGATCGCGAACGTGTCGCCCTTCGCCGGGGTCGCGATGTCCGCATATTTCGCCAGAACGATCATCGTGTCGCCCGGAGGCGTCGGCGACTGGATCGCCGGGTCCTCTTCGGCGAGAATCACGTTGATCGTCGTAGCCGCGCCGCCGTTCGGGGTATAGGCGGCCGACTCGGCAAACTCGTCCGCGTTGAAAAAAACACCCGTCAAATCCGTCGCAAGTTGGCTCTGAAACGTCATTTTTTGCCCTTCTTCTTCCGCCTGGCCCGCTTCTCCCTCCGGGCCTCGTCCTTCAACTTCGCCGCCGTTCCCTTCACCCTTCTCGCACCATCCCGATTAACGTGGTCGCCCGTTTCCCGACCTGCTTCCGCCACTTGCTGTCGTACATCTCGTCGGCGGCCCGGTCCCAATCTTCGTCGTGGATCGCCTTGCGCATCTTCTTGAATCCCGCCGCCCTCGTCACGCCCAGGTTGTAAACGAAATCCGTCAGGGCGGCTTTTCGGCTGTCCGTGAAGCCATCAAAGCCCGGATATAAATCGCGGCAATCATTGATTGCACCCTGGAGGGATATGTCCAAAAGGTAGTCGGCCATCCCCTCCGTGATCCGGCCATTCATGCGGAGATAGGAAGCGATCTCCGGCGGCAGCGGCCACGCATCGAGGTTCCATCCGTAACCGATGGACCACGCCCCGGCCGGACAGATATACTTCTTGAGCATCAATCCCTCGTGCTTCTTTATAAGATCGCGTGCGGTCACTTGCCATCCCAACATTTTTTATGCACCAGGATTTCTCCGGTTCGTAGCGGCGTCGGAGCATATTCGTTAATCATTCTCTCGCAGATGGCACAGCAAGCGCTGTTCAAATAAACCTTCTGCTGTTCCAATACACCGCCCTTCTCTCGTGAAAATATCTTCCTGATCATTTCCTTAATCATACGGGTTCTTTCCTCAATCCGGCGAATACCGGGCAAAAACCTTGTACCGATCCCCCCGCGCCTTCGTCCAGGCGTTCAGCTCCGAGGGCGTCGGGGATTTCAAATCATACTCACTGTCCACGATTTTCAGGTATTCCCCCCGCTCGGAACAGAATTGAAGCCAGGGGATGTTGATGCGGAGTCCGAACAGCCGGAACAGGACGCCGGGAACATCGTAGAGCGTACGCCACCACGGGAGCGACAGGTCGCTTTTGATCGCGTTCAGAATGTTCGCCTTGTCCGTGTTCGACCACGTTGAGTCATAGACGAATTTCAGGTGGCACCCGGCGAAGTGGTCGAGATTGAACATCTTGAACCACAGCCATTGGGAGGCAAGAACGTCGGGATTGATCAGCCACATGTAGTGGCCGTAGTAGCCTTTCGTTCTCGTCTTGACCGCAAAGCTGAACAGCCCCCGCGCGTTGTCGGCAAAGACCATCATCGGATACGGCTCCCGCACGAATCTCAGCTCTTGAAGTGTCAGATATTGCTCGCCCATCACTGCCCGCCCATCCCGTGCATGGGGTCCAATTCGTCCGGCGTCGGCATGTTCTTGATCGCGTCCATGAACGACGACTTCTCCTCCGGCGTCATGTGCTGCACGCACCAGCGGAGCAGTTTCAGCAACTGGATCGCAATCGAGATGACCGTCAGGTTCATTGCTTGTCCGGCCCGCCCGATACGCTCGCGTCTTTCGCAAACAGCCCCAGCAGGACCGTCAGGACGCCGCTGATAATCTTCCCCCAATCCTTCGGCTGGCTGGTATATCCCTCGATAATCAGCACGCCGCCCGCGCTCGATCCCAACAGACTCGTCGCCCAGTTCGTGAACCATCTCTTGATGAAGTCCGGCATATTTCCTCCTTAATCCTTTTCCTTCGCCTGTCGCCGCCGCTGATCGAAGCGGATCTCGTCCAGCACGGCGGCGATCTTTCCTTGCGATGTCTTTAGTTCGTCGATCCCCCGCACCGTGTATTCGAGGTTGGTTTCGAGCCGCGTGATCCGGCTGTTGTTCGATTGCCATCCGGCAAACAATGAACCGAACAGAATCACGAGGATTCCGATCCAGACGGCCCATTTCACGGTCAACGTATCTTCTTTGCCATTTAAGGTCATCGTCTTGTCCCCTATGGTTCCGCCGGAGTCGTGGTTGTCGTGGTCGTGTGATCATCCGTGGACGTCGTGGTGGTGATCGTCGTGGTCGTCGGGTTATAGCTGTCGTTGATCTCCGTCATCCCGGACAGGGCGTTGCTGTTGCCCGTGATGTTCCCGGCGGCCATGCTGCTGGTCCGCGTCGTAGCGGTGTTGCCCGATCCCGAGACGGTCTGATTATAGGTCGTCGATGGCCCGGCGATCCCGCTGATCTCATGGACGATCCCCCACGCGCCCAGCCACGGGGCGGCCACGCTGATCGACGTTCCGATCAGGCCGACCCACTTCGCCGCATAGTCTTTCTGCTCGTACTGTTTCAGGTCGTCGCCCGCCGCCTGCGCCGGGAGCTGAAACACCCGGATCGCGGAGACGTTCTCCAATACGATCGGCTTCGTCGGATCGCCGGAAACCATCTCAAAGACCGGCTGTGAGGTCGCCGCTTTCGACAGCGCGACTTTCGCCTCGTAGAACGCCTTCTCCCCGGCCAGCTGGTTCGCCGACGGCCCGCAGGAGAATAGTAAGGCGAGCATTGTGCCGATCGACATCCCGATGACCGTTGCCCGTAGCATTCGCTTCATGACCGAACTCCTTCCCCGATCGGGGGCGGACGACCGAACATGGCCGCCCGCCCCTCCCCGGTTTTAGGTGAACGTGTAGAGGCAGGCGTGCTGCCAGTACCCGTATCCGACGTTCCGGATGGCCTTGATGCCGTAATGGTGCTTGTTCTCGTTGAACTCCAGCTCGGAGCCCTCCGCCACGGCGGAAACCGTGATCGGCTCCTCCTCCTGGCGGATCAGCGCCTTCGTGTCGGCGTCGGCGCGGAACACATAGAACTTCGCGCCGGAGGTCAGCCGCGGGTTCACCGACAACGTGAACTTGAACCCCTCGATGTTCTTGATCAGGTTGCTCTGTCCGGACGCGATGTAGTCGTTCGTCAGCAGGGCCGCAAACGGCGGGAGATACACCGTCGGCACCATGATCCGGAAGGCCGAGGCGCCTTCGTTCATCGGCTCTCCCGTGTCGTCCTTGAACCCGAGGATCGCCGCCACGCACGCCATGACCGCCGTCTCCGCCTCGGCCGCCGTCGGCTGGGTGGATGTCGTCGCGGCGCCCGTCAGGTCGTTGTCCTGGTCGTACTCGGAATGGTCCGTGTCGAAGAAATACTGGCCGTCATAGCACTCCCCGCCGGTTGTCTCGCCGGCGACGAGCAGCGTCGTCAAGAGCGACGCCCAGTGGGCGTTCGCCCGGCGGGCCTGCTCGGCCACCCGCAGCATGACCTGGCCGGTCTTGTCGCGCCGGATTTCGTCCACGAGGACCTCCATCGTGGATTCGTAGGTTTTGTTCTTGATCGTGATACCGTCTTCGCGGAACCCCTTGGCCTGGCGGCCGCCGATCCATTCCCGCATGACCGGTGCCATCCCGAGCCAGTTGTAGGTCTCGCTCTCCTGATTGCTCTGGAAGAGCATCGAGACGTCCGGGATCCAGCCCATGCCGAGATCCTGCTGAAGTTTGTTATAGAACGATCCGATGATCGCGCGACTCCCCAAAGATGATGCGCCCATGATTTATTCCTCCTTTGATTTGATCTGTTTTGCCGGTACGCCCGCCCATGTTTCGCCGGCGGGTATGTTCTTGGTCACGACGCTGCCCGCACCGACCAGCGCCCCTTCCCCGATTCTCAATCCACAAACGACCGTGACGCCTGCACCGAGGCGCGCCCCGCGCTCGACAACGGTTTTCTGCCATTGATCGTGCGGGGACGGGGGGAATCTGTCGTTGGTGAAGGTGCAGCGGGGTCCGATCCACGCTCCATCGCCGATGCTGACGCCGTTGGGAATGAAACACATCGCGCCGATCCTTGCCTTTTCGCCGATCGTCACCTGCGGGCCGATCTCGGAGAACGATCCGACCTGCACGCCGAATCCGATGTGGGAGTCCGGGTTGACCTTCGACGGCTCCCAGACGGTCACGCCGCGTTTCTTCCAATACTCATCGACGTAATTTCTCATGCGATCCTCTCGTATATCTGCGCCATCGCCGCCGCCGTTTCGGAGATGTCCGGCGTCTCCGGCGTCTTGCGTTTCGGGATCTCTCCCCGCAGGATCGCGAGGAGTTGCTGGGCGATCACCCGCTGATCGCCCTCGTCCACCCAATAATCCGCGTACTCGTTCCCGCGGTACGAGATTACCGGGCATCCGGCGGCGTGCGCCTCCAGGCTGATCCGGTTGTGGTCGCCGTACCGCACCAGGCCCGCGTAGAAATCCACGGACGCGAAGGCGTTCCGCAGCCCTTCGGGTTGCATGACGCCGCTCACGATGAAGGACCGGTACGCGGCGCCGCTGTCGAAGGCCAGCGGGTAAAACCATTTGCACTGTTCCAGCGGAAGGTAGAAGACATGCAGCCGGGCCTTCCGGAGCTCCGCCGACGCCCAGGCCCAGGCGATGAAAAGGTCATACGGCCATTTGATCCAATGGCAGTTTTCCGCCGACAGCACCGACGGCTCGCCGGCGAATTTGCCCGTGCTGGGCTGTTTCACCCAGAACGTCCGATCGACGCCCATCGGGATGCACTCGACATCCGCGTGTTTCCCGGCCAGCGACTTCCAGATTTCATAGTGCCGGGGCCAGAACGTGACGACCACGTCCGACCGATGCAGATAATGGTGGCATACCATCCACGCATCCCCGGCGCCGTGCCCCTTGTGCGACTCGTCCACCGACGAGTGAAACATGTTCTCCGGCGTGCCGTGGCATACCCAGACGACCTTGGCCTTCCGGGTGTCGATCGAATCGGGAATGTGGGTATGCAGGACGTGGATGTCCGCGTCGAGGCCGCCCGCAATCTCGCCCTTTTCGGGGTCGCAATCCAGGCAGAGGGAATCGAGCCCCCTGGACTTCTCCGCGATGGAGAGGTCCAGGGCCACCCGATACATCCCGGAGCCGTTTTTCATGACCCAGTGCGCGATCTTCATCCGTCCGCTCCTATCCCGAATGAACCGAGATCAGACTCGAAACGAGTGACGCGATCGTCGCGATGCACCCAGAATCCAATTTCCCCCAGGTGATCGTCGATTCGGAAATCGCCGTGGAGATGATCTGCGCGGTCGAAATGTGGGCCGACAGCACCGCCCCCGCGCCGATCTTCGTCGCCGTCACCTGCGAGGACGAGATCATCGCCGCCAGGATTTTGTTCGACCCGATCGCCACCGCGCCGGAGTTGTTGATGGTGACATCGCCGCTGACCGCCCTGGCCGCGGCCACGCCGGAGCCGTTGCCGACCAGGATCTGGGCGCTGGCCAGCGTCCCGCCGGCGGCGACCTGGCCGTCGGTCTGCCCCTCGGCGAGGAACGCCACGACGCAGGTGTCGGTCGTGACATAGCGATAAACCTTGCCGATCAGGGAGTTGGCCCCCTGGGTCAACGTGAAGCTGCCGTCCGCGGACGCATAGACGTCCTTGCCGACGTCCGTGACCGCAATGCCGGTGATGGTCAGTTTGACCAGACCCTTGCTGATCACCTTCACGTTGATCGCCCCGTCCGTCGCCACGGCGGAGTTGTCGGCCTTGCGCTGCGCGAAGCCCCGGAATGCGTCGCCCGCGACGAGGCCGCGCATATACCCGGCGGCATCGTCGCCGACCGCCGCGCCCTCGTAGATGCAAGTCGATGCCTTGACGGGGAGTTCGTTGATGTTGCCGAGTTCGTAGTCTCTCGGGGTATCTGCTGATAATGCCATAATCCTTTCCTCCTTTTATTTTACTTGCGGCCCAGGATCCTGATCCGGCCCGCCGCGCTGTTTTTCTCGTAGGCCAGGTACGCCTCGAAATTGTCCCCGAACTCATTGCGGAGCTTCGCGGACTTGTCCCATTCCGCCTTGGCCCGCTGATCGATCGGAACGTCGTCGTCCGCCGCCGTGGGGCTTTCCACACCGGGAAGCGGCGCCGCCGGCTGCGCCACGCCGAGATTGCCGTCGGCCTTCAGGGCCGCGAGCCTTTCCTTCTGGACCGTCTTTTCCGCTGCCAACACCTTGACCGCGGCTTCGGGTCCGGTTGTCTTTCCGTCCGCCACCAGCGATTCGATCAGGTCCTCGTGCCCGGCGATGAGCTGCTCGCGCACGTCGATGATCCGCTGCCTCTCCGCGGCCGCGCCGATGGCCTTTCCCTCCTCAATCCCCGCCGCCTTGCCGGACGATGCGCCTTCCGCAAGCCCGGCGGCCTTGCCCTCGTCCAGCGCCGCCGCATAGACTTCGGGATGCTTGGTCTTTAATTCGTCGATTGTCATCATTTCCTCCTTTGCTTTGAGTTGGTCGATGAGATCGGAGAACGCTTCAACACCGTCCACGAGCCCCGCCTCGATTGCCTGCTTTCCGATAAAAATCTTCCCGTCCGCCATCGCGACGGCCTCTTCCGGGGTCACGCCGCGATTGCGGGCGACCGTGTTGACGAACGTCGAATAGAGATAGTCCACCTGCTCCTGGATGTAGGCCGCGCCCGCCTCGGTCAGCGGGGCGTGGGCGGAGGCGATCCTCTTGTATTTTCCGGCCGTGATCTCCGTCCATTTCTCGCCGTAGGCCGCGTCCGCCCTGGATTGATCGACGTGGGTGGCCACGACGCCGATCGATCCGACCTGAACCGTGTCGCCGGAGATGAAGATTTCATCCGCCGCCGACGCGATCCAGTACGCGCCGGAGGCCATCGTTCCGTCGGTATAGGCGAGGATCGGCTTTTGGCCGCGGGCCTGGAAGATCGCCTCGGCGAGCTCCTCGGTGCCGTCCACGGTGCCGCCGGGGGAGTCGATGTCGAGGACGATCGCCTTCACCAGCGGATCGTTGAGCGCCTTGTCGAACGCGATCCCGATCTGTTTCATCGAAGATCCGCCGAACAGAAACGAGAAGAACGACAGACCCTTCGTCAGGACGCCCTTGATCGGGATCACTGCGGCGCCGTTCATGTACTGGTAGGACTCCTCCCGTTCATTCGGCGGCAGCGGGAGGCCGACGCACGCCTCCATTTCCTTCCAGTCGATCTTCGGCCCGCGCAGGTGGGCCTGGTATATGTTCCGGATCTCCGCCAGCTTCTCCTGACGGATCGCCCAGGGGCTGGTCAGCACGTCGAGGATCTTCATTCGTCCCCTCCTTCTTCGGGATTGCCGGGATTATCCGTGTCCTGTTCTCCCTCTCCGTCTTCCTCCGGCAGGGGCACGGCGGGTTTCCCGACCGGTTGCGCCGGCGCGGCGGGCGGATCGGCCAGCAGATCGGCCTTTTTCAGCATCCGTTTTTCCTTTGCCAACTGGCGGACGTTCGCCTGGAACGACCCGCCCGTCAGCAGCGCCGTCTCTTCGTCGAGCGTCGAGAACTTCCCGTCCACGCGGGCCTTTGCCGCGTCAACGTCCTTCGTCGGATCGACGTAGCCGGGGGAATCCCCGACCCAGATCGCGCCGCTGTACGCCTTCCAGGCCAGCGCCGAGGCGAAGAATCCGGGCGCGGAGATCCGGCCGGAGGCCACGGCCTCATAGAGGAATGTCTCGTAAACCGGCTGGCAGAAGTTTTCGACGAGCCAGACCCGGCGGCCGCGGAAGAAACGCCATGCTTCCAGCAGTGCGGCGCGGGACGCCGAATAGGACGACTGGAAATGGCGGATCAGGACCTCGTAGGGGATCCCCAGCGCCGCCCCGATCTGTTCGAGGATCGACTCGACGAACGGATCGAACGCCGTGTTCGGCCGGCCGGGGTTCGCGGTCGAGATGTCCTCGCCCTTCTTGAGCCCGATGATCGCGCCGTTCCCGAGCTTCATGTCGTCGTCGCTCGCCGTCGCGCCGGTCTCCTGGCTCATCCCGGTGGCCATGTCGAAATCGAGCGCGCCGGACTCCGACTTCAGGAACACAGTAAAAAGGCCGGAGACGACCGACGCCATGAGCTCGTTTTCCGTGTAGCGGTCGAGCTGCTTCAGGGTTTCCATGACCGGGGCGAGGAACGGGACGCCGCGCGTCTGGCCGGGGCGGATGACTTCGTAGAGATGCAGGACGTTGCGGATGTTGGTTTTCGCGCCGAAGGCGGGGACGACCTTCCACTGTGCGCCGTCCCGGTTGAAAAAGCGGGTCATGCCGGGGTGCTGGTTCAGGATGTGGTAGGCGACGGGCGCGCCGGTCGCCGGGTCTTTCCGGACGCCCGCGGTGAGCGCGTCCGTGTCCGGCGCCCATTTCTCGTTGCAGACCCGGTCCGCCTCGACGAGCTGGATCTTCAGCAGGTACGGGGATCCGGGGCGGGCGATTCGGGGAAGCAGCGCGAAGACGTCGCCGTTCTCCAGCGTCTGCCGGAACGCGAGCGTTTGCAGGCCGCGGAAATTCAACGTCCGGGAGATGTCGCACTCCTGCGATTCGGACCAGAGCCGCCACTCGCGCTCGACCTGATCCTCCCAGGCGTCGGCCTCGTCTTCCGTGAGGCCGAGATAATCGGCGTCGATTCTGGCCTGCAACTTCAGGCCGGTTCCGACAACGTTGGCCAGCGACGTGCCGATGGCGCCGGTCGCGATCGGGGCGTTGCGGACCAGGTCGCGGGAGCGGTCGCGGAGAAGCGGGAGGTCGTAGAGGATGTCGGTGTCGGCGTCGGAGCCCTGCGGCGCGGTCCATTGCTTCAGCGCGCGGCGCGTGCGCGAGGCGCCGGTGTACGATCCGGTCATGGCCTCGAACGCCCGCGCCCGCATCCGGCGGACGCCGCGCACGGGATCGAACCAGTTGACGATCCGGTCGACCGGATTCAGCAGGGAGCGTGTTTTCGCTGCGGTTTCGTTCAGCAAGGCGTGACCCCCCTGATCGCCCGGCCGCCTCTGGTCAGCGACTGGACCTTTTCATCCCAAAACGAGATCGATTCGCGGATTTCGGCGGCGTTGGCGCGGGTGAGCGACCGCCCGCCGATCGTGTAGGATTGCCCGGTGGCGACGGCTGTGGATGCGTCAATCCAGGCGGCGAGCTGCGCTTCGGCTTGTGCGAGGGTGATTCCGGCCATCTTTGCCCCCAGATGTGGTAGTCAATTTTGACGGCTCCACCATATCATGGGGTTTTGGGAGAAAATGGCTCCAGGACGATTCTGAACAGAGAATGGGTATTGTTTGAACACGGATGAACAAAGAAAATGCTTGACAGGGTTTTTTCGACGTGCTTCGGGCGGGAAAATCGGAGGGGAAAAAAGAGGCCGGAGGATCTTCTCCTCCGGCCGGGAGATCAATTTACAAAAAACATGCGCGACGCTGTCCACGGCGTTCATGGCGGCGCTCATGGGTCAAATCAAGACACCATCCATGTCCCGTTTCCATAGCAATGAGCTCAACATATTCTTCTGCTGTCAACCGCCCCAAACTTTCGCCTTGTTTGAGGCTCGAATAGCGTGCATCCATAGCCCGGCACTTCTCCCGGAATTCTTCATCGGTCATCTTTCGTTCCGAAGTGGGATTTTCCGGCGGACGGCGGGAAAGCGCCACAGCCTCATCGAATTGGATGTTATGCGCTATCGGCTGGGGCGGAACGGTTTTCCTATGCCAAAAACGCAAAGGCCAGCCCATCATGCAATAAAACTGTGTAATATTCATATTAGCCTCCTCTCACTCCGCATCTTCGGGAATTTTACCTGCTCGTTTCCCCGTGCCGACCTTGAAAAACGCCTCCAGGTTGTCGGCGTGGGCGCACCATTTGCCGTCGATCACCACGGCGGGAAGTCCCATCTGGACAAGATTATAAAACTTATTCCGGGAAACGCCAAGGTATTTCGAGATCGACTCCGCCGTCCAGATGATATTCCTGCTTACCGGTTCACCCGCCATCAATCCACCCCCCCGCTGATCGTCCGGCGCTTGGCATGGGCCTGCCCGCCGGGCGTCTTCTTGTCCTTCAGCCAGGCCGCCAGCATCTTCAGGCTGGGCAGCCATTCGGAATCCGCGCAGGCGGCGGCGATGCACTCGCAGTCGATCATGTGGTTGTCCTTGCGGATCTTCTTCCAATAGACCTTTCCGCGGCGGTCGCGGCAGAGCTCTTCGGCCAGGAGCTGCTTGGCGTAGTCGATCCCGGTATCCCCGTGGAGGAAAAACCGCTGCGTCTCGCCCTCCTTGCGCTCCAGCCGCCAGTGGAGCAGCCCCTTGAATTGATCGGTATCGAGGAGGCGCAGCTCCAAGCCGCCGGGAATCGGCTTGTTGGAACGCGGCAGCTTGTCGATCATCGTGACGCGGATGCGCTGGAGCTGCCGGTGCGTCGCGCCTTTGGTGCCGTACACGCGGCCCGGCTGCTGACGCCGGATCCACTGGTAGATCTCCTCGGTCCTCGTCCACTCGTTGTCGTCGGTGAGCCCGCCGCCGGTGTCCATCCCGGCGCGCCAGATCCCCATCGTGGCGCCGCCGCCCTCGATCGGGTAGCGCGTCTGATAGAGCAGGGTCTCCACGTCGGGAAACGACATCAGGTAGCCGTATTGAACGAGCCACGATGTGAGGTCTTCCGCCCACGCGCGGACGACAAACCAGAAGCCCTCTTTCTGGACGTCGATCCCGGCGGTCAGCGCGATCGCCGCCGACGGGACGACCCCGCCGGGGAGGGAGGTCTTGCGCTCCAGAACGCCGCTTTCCTTTTTCGGCAGGACCGTCTCCTTCCAGACTTCCGCCTTGTGCTGGGTGACGTAGATCATGAGCTTGCTCGGATCTTCCAGCCCGCGCAGGTAGGCGGCGACGACGGAGGAGAGCGACACGAACGGCGAATACCAGGAGGGCAGGTGAAACGCGACGACCTGCGGGCGATCGACCGGGTTTTCCGCCTGCCAGAAGCCGGAACGGACGGCCAAGTCGCGCTTGTGGTCGTCCCAGAGCATCCCGCAAGCCTCGCACTGATACTCCGCGAGCCGCTTTCGGACGATCTCGCGCGGGTCGTGACAGGCTTTCGGCCAGGCGAATTGACCGAAGTGCATGACCTGCGTCGCCTGGCAGAGCGGGCAGCGGACGTGGTAGCGGCGCAGCTCGTCGGCCTCGGTCTCCACGACGCGCCCGATGTAGCCCGATTCGTCGACGGGGGTGCTCATGTCGATGATCTTCTTCGTGTACGGGTAGGCGTTGGTCCGGATCTCGGTCAACGCGAGCGGGTCGGCCTCCTTGCCGGAGAAATCCGGGAACTTGTCCAGCTCGTCGCGGATCAGATACTTGATCGATTCGGAGGAGATCTCCGCCGCGGAGGTCGCCCAGGCCATCATGAAGTCGCAGCCGTTTTGAAACTGGACGGCCAGCGTGGTCGTGTCGCTGACTCCGGGTCCGAGAAGTTCGGCGATCCGCGGCGTGCCCCGGAACATCGGGATGATCCGCCGGCGGGCGATCCGCTTCGTGACCTTTTCGTCCGGCATGACATACATCATCGGGCCGGGGTCCTGGTCGATCATGTGCGAGATGAAGTTGAACGCGACCTGCGTCTTTCCGGTCTGCGGGGCGAACATCAGGATGATCCGCCGGACGAACGGCTCGCAGATCGTGTCCATCGGCCCGCGCAGGTAGGGCGTGACCTCGTTCCGCCAGCGGCCGGTCATCGGCCCGTTGGTGACGACCCGGTGCCGCTCCGCCCACTGCGACGTGGTGATCCGCTCCTTCCGGCGAAACACCCGCCGCTCTCCGGGGGTGAAAACTACGGTCTCCGACATGACAAAAGCCTCCGCCGTTTCCAGGGAGGCTTTCGCGTGCCTGTGTTTCAAATGTGCCGGATCCCTCGACATTCGAGAGACGCGGGGGTTATTCCTTTGCCAGAATCGCCTTGATCAGCCCGATCAGGTGCCGGTAGATGCCGGGTCGAAACTCCTTCAACTTTCGGATCAATTCAGTCAGATCGTCCATTTTTTTGTCCTGGCTCACGGTTTCAGTTATTCATGGGGAGCAGCTTATCCTTCGTCGCCCTGCCGATTTCGCACTTGAAACAATCGTCGTGATGATCGCCTGAATAATCGAGGCATTCTCCGCGAGTGATCAACTTATCGTGGCAGGGGCATAATATCTTGTCCGCTTCCGGATCGTTATTCCCGGTGTCGATGGCCTCGCCGGATCCGATAAGGTTCGTTTTGAATATCTCGTTCAGAAGTCCGCCTTTGATCTTCGCCCCCGCCACATGCGCCTGCAATAAGAGTTTTGCCCGTTTCTCGGTTTGACTGTATATGGCGATCTCCGTGTTTACCTGTTTCTCGTCAATGAGTTTATGCCGGTAATCCCTCCGCAGATTCCTGAGTTCATAAATCTCCCGTTCCAGCAGTCCCATTTCCCACCTCCTGTTTGAATTGTTTGATTTCTCTGCGCAGTAGTACTTGTTCACGCTTTAAGTCGATGACTTCGGGTGATGAATCTGATATCTTGCTTTGTCTTAACATAATTCTGACGTAACCGTCACTTAACCTATTAATATATTTCCGTTGTCTCTCTTTGTATTTTTCCGGATTTGCAAGCTGGTATTTCCGTTGTCTCTCTTTGATCTTTTCCTGATTTGCGAGCCAGTATTCCCGTTTTTTCTCTTTAATCTTTTCCTGATTTGCAAGCTGGTATTTCCGTTTTTTCTCTTTAATCTTTTCCTGATTTGCAAGCCGGTATTCCCTGTCTTTCTCTTTAATCTTTTCCTGATTTGCAATATAGTATTCCCGTCCTCTCTCTTTGATCTTTTCCTGATTTGCAAGCCGGTATTCCCGTTTTTTCTCTTTGATCTTTTCCTGATTTGCAAGCTGGTATTCCCGTCCTCTCTCTTTGAGCTTTTCCTGATATGCAAGCCGGTATTCCCGTTTTTTCTCTTTGATCTTTTCCTGATTTGCAATACAGTATTCCCGATAGTACCCTTTGATTTTTTCCTGATTTGCAAGCCGGTATTCCCGTTGGTACTCTTTTAAGCATTTTCTGCATTTTCGGCGATTCTGCATAAACTCACCGACAGGGCGGATCTCACCGCAGGATGGGCATGCTTTCATTCCATCGCCGTCCATTCTATTCTCCCTCCTCGTCTTCGTCTTTGTCCTCCTCCTCCGCATCCGGCGGCGGGAGGGGAACCTCGAACGTCCGCTCCTCGGAATAGCGGGCCACGAACGACTCGACGCGGCCGAGGATGTGCTCGATCACGTCCGGGATCCGGGCCGTGTCCCCGTCGGCCACGGCGACAATCCCGCCCGCTTCGGCGGAGGAGAAGGTCTCCAGGTCGTTGCGGAAGATCGCCGCGCGCCGGGCCAGCTCCCGCTCGAACAGATCCCGCGGGACGTAGGCGCCGGAGAGGGTTTCCGCCCGCATCGCCCAGTGACGCGCCTGCGCCTTGGTCTTGTCCACCTCGGCGACCAGCTTCTCCTGCTGAAGCTGTTCGAGGCGGTCGGCGTCGTTCTTCCCCCCGTCGAGCCGCCGGAGAAACGTCTCGGCGAACCGCTCCGCATCGGCGGCCAGGAACGACCCGTCCGGCTGCGGGCGGATCTTCCCCTCGTGCATCGCCTTGTATGCCGACGACTTCCGGATCTTCCATCCCAGCCGCGTCAGATGATCGCAAACCGCCAGGATATTTTTCAGCGCCGGCCCCCGGCCGGAGGTCCGCGGGGCCTCGATTTCGGCAACGAATTCCCCGAGCGCCGCCTCCGCCGCCTGCCAGTTGCGCAGATTCGCCGTCGTCGGGTCGGCGTTGTAAGCCGTCGCGCCCTTGGTGACGCCGTTGAACAGCAGCGCGCCCTTCAGCCGGATCTCTTTCGGATGGTCGGCGAGCAGTTTATCGAGGGTTTTCCTGTCCATCATGTCCTTGAAGAGGCCGCCGTCGGATGGACCGGCGGCCTGCCGTGACTGTTATTACTGCTCTTGTTTCCCCTGTTTCGCCTTGACGATGCGCGACCGGTCCAGATTCACGCCCACGACGCGGCCGGACCGGTAAGTGAAATCGCCCCTGCTGACGATATCAAGGGTGATATCCCCGACCGAGGCGGCCAGAAATTCACAGGCTTCATGAATCTGACGGTGCGCCTGGGCGTTCAAAAAGTCGAAAAGGCAACCGAGGCGCCCATAGTCCTCGTCATCGAGCAGGCCGATGAGCGTGTCCATGCGGTCGAAAACAACCTGGAAGAACGTGGGGAGGTCCTCTTGCATGACTTTAACGGAATTGCCGATGGGGTGCTGATAGGCTATGGAGCCGTCGTCTTCGATAAACTGGCGGATTTCATAATCTTCCGACGGCACCGGGCGGACGGGATGAGTTTCTTTCTTCATTGGACGGCCCTCACTTCCGCGGCCGACGTGTCGGCCAGGCTGACGCCGCGCAGGCAGCGCGTCCGCGTATCATCCTGATACTTTGTCCGCAAATCGCGGACCGGGGCATGGCTGCGGATCGCCTTGAAAAAGACCGGCCGGGGATGCACCGCGTCGCCCTCCTCCTGGGCGAATCGCTCGTAGGCGGCGTAGAGATCAGCCTTGGAAACGACCAGCTCCCCGCCGAACATGCACTCCGCTTCAAAGAACCGGGCCAGATCGGGATCGGCCAGGCCGCCGGCCAGCGCGGGAAGGTTCGCCCCCTCGCGCATCGCCTCGCACAGATCGGCGTAGTCCGAGAAGATGACCGCCTTGTTTCGGGGCCCCTCGTCAAGCTGGCTCATCCGGCAGACGATATCCAGCAGCCGGACCCGCAGCGCGAGCTTGATTCCGTGATGATTCTTGCGGACCCGCGCCCAGACCTCCGCGGGGATCCGGGGCGAATCGCCGTCGCCGGGGCGGCCCGCCTTCTCGAGCAGCGCGGCCTCCATCCGGTTGAAGGCGTCGATATAGGCGATCTTCCACTGCATCGCCCGCCGCCCGGTGAACCCCATGACCAGGATCGTGAAGCCGTCGCGGGTGAGGTGATAGGCGACCTGATCCCGATCATAGGAATCCTTGTAGGAGATCTCCCGAAAATTGGGGAGAAGAAAGGCTTCCGGCACGTCAATGTCCCGGATTGTGGCCAAAACGTGATCGTGCCGCTTGCCGAAAACCTCGGCGACGTTCAGGGATGTGGTGATTGGCTGGTTGTTGACGACGGAAACGACGGGAACGACATACGAATGGTTCGTTGACATGGTGTTCCTCCTTGCTATTTTTAGGTTTTCGGGCATAAAAAACGGCCCGAGTGTCACCTGTGGTTCGCAAGGAAGCCACCCCGGCGCGTCGCCACGCCGAGACACTCGGGCCTGATCGGCCCTTGAAACTGAAAAACCCCTTTCCGCGTCATGAATTTCGACGGTTCGGAGGCCGGGGCATCGCCCCTTGCGATTACAGGTGATTCCACCCTGCCAGAATCCCCCGCCATTGTCAATCATTTTTCTTCATCTCCACCATGCCCAGCCGTTTCATTGATCTTCGCTATATCCATCATCTTCACATTCCCTTCATGCGTTCGAGCGCGCTGAACTTGATCTCCCAGAGGCGGACCGTCTCGGGGCTGACCTTCAAAATCCGGGCAATCTCGCGCGGGTGAATCCTGAAATGCAAAAAGACGGCAAGGAGAACCACCTCCCGGAAATCCATGTGACAGCCGTCGAGGAAGGTCCCGGTCCGGGCGGTGAAAAACTTCCCGCAGGCGCGGCAGCGAATCCGGCGCCCTTCCCAGAATCTTTGCAAGACGACGCCGGTCAGGGCGGCATGACACGCCGGGCATGTATCCGGCCCCTCGCCGTGGATCGCCGTCAGGATCCAATGGCGACAATAGACCTCGTCCAAAAACCGCGCGTTGAACACCCGGCCAATATCCGGCGGCGTGAACGTCCGGGGTGCGGTCGCCGGAACGGTCCCCGGCTGGTCTCTTGCCTCGCCCGGAGGTCCCGTCGCCGGATCCGCTTGACCTCCCTCCCGGTTCGCCGGCCTTCCAAAAATATCTTCATCCGTCAAAATCATCTCCCGCGCGTCGTCGGCCATACACGCCGCGCCGGCGGCAAGGCCGCCCGTTTCTTGAATTGCATTGATTTCAACACCTTCCATTTTTCCACCTCGTTATTTTTTCACAAGCGGTGAAACATCGGGGTTTGAATTTC